TCATGCCTCCACGGCAAATACCTTGATGCCCTTGAAGCGCATGTGGCGTTCGGGAGGAAGGTCGGAATTGACCATGGCTTCGGTCACTTCCCAGACCCGACTGTCTTCGAAGTGGACAGAGAAACGGATGAAGCCCTTGGCCATGGAGGCCAGCACCACGCGCTCGCGGCCATCGCGCGACCGGATGGGCAGTCGAAAGCTGTCATCCTTGGCCAACACCTGCGCGCCTGCCCGCAGCTCGGCAGAGAAGGCCAGCGTGGCGCCTACCGGCACCGTCGCATCGGTAAAGTCGGGAGTATGTACAAAGTCCTCCTTGTCGGCCGCGATGCCGGTGATGACGATCTCCGGCATCGCGGGTTCGGGCACCGGCTCGGGCGGGGCCTCATAAGGCAGTTCGACCCAGGCCAGGCCCGTGAAGTTGCTGCGCGGGCGGCCCGGTGCGTCGTGGGTCTGCATGTTGTCAGGCGGCAGCGTGGTCGTGCGCTCGCTGGGCGACGTGGCCATGCCCACATACCAACCCCACAGGTCATATTCGTAATTCATGCGGCCCCCTGTTCGTAGTAGAACTCACGGTCGTTGTCGACGTCGGATAGCAGTCCCATGCCTTGGGTCCCGAGAAACAAGCCCTTACCAGGCTCCAGGGCAAAGATGGGGGTTGTCACATCGACTACCCCTGTTCGAGGGACGAATGCTGGGGGGAACAAGCGCCAGTTCGCCCCAGCGTCGTATGAGGCCACAAGGCGTAAGCGGCTCGCATTGGCGTTGTCCAGCGTCACGGCCCGCGCATAGATCACGCCGTCCAGCACGATTGCGCTCGTGATGCTCTGGACATCTTCTCCATCAAGCAGGGGCAGCAGTTGGACCTTCAGGTCGAAGTTGTGCCCATCTTCGGACGTTGCCGTCCACATCCGCTTCCCCACCGCACCAAACAGCACGAACTTTGTGCCGACCGCAATGCCCTGATTGAGCGCGGCCGATGCTGCTGATACCGTGTTGCGCAGCGCGTTGAACCCGGTGGAGCTGATGAACGAGGCCCCGGAGTCTGACACTGCAGCGTTGATCCAGGAGGGGCCTGCTCCAGACAATGCCAGATAAGCAGACCCGTTGAAAAGGAATTTATGCCATGGGTCTCCCGAAGGCATGGGCGTGTTCAGCCAGGTATCTGTCCCTGCGACGGACCTGTAGCAGTAGGAGAGGCCGGTCGACGTCTGCTGACCAAAAAAGAACCCACCGGCCCGGCTGATCGCGGCCACGGCTTGAGCGCCAGCGGGCGCCGTGAACGACACATCATTCGTGCTCGCGCGCAGGCCGTATTGCGGTCCATCGACATAGCTGACGACGATGGTGCCGTTGTGCTGTGCCAAGCCCTGGATCGTCCCGGTCGTCACAAACCTGGACGTGATGGTGCGCAGGTCCGGTGTCGTGTAGAGCGTCGTGGCAGTGGCGACGGCATACACGCGGCCGTTCCACACTGCTCGAGTTGGAACCCCTAACGAAAAATTCGGCAGGAAGCCCTGGTGCGCCTTGAACATGTTTTCCACGCGCACACTGGCTGCAGGCAGCTTGCGCTCCTCGCCGCTCCAGATGCGCCGGCGCATGAGCGCAGCCGGTTGGCCATACAAGGTATTGAACGAAAGCATCAGATCCACCCCAGGGTTGCGGTTTGTGTAAAGGTGCGGTCGGCGAAGCGCGAATCCAGCACCAAGTCGTCCTCGATACCGGAGAACTTGCCGCCGTTGCGGCGCAGCACGGGCGTCAGGGCGTTGGAGCGGTTGGTGACGCGCAACTGGTCCTGAGGCGCGGCGCCTGCAGGCATCAGGCACACGCACAGGGGATGCGTGACCAGATAGTGCATGCCGACGATGAGCTGGTGCGGCCCAGCTGAGGTCAGATCCTGCTGCGGCATCGACATGGGAGAGCCTGACAGCCGCCAGCCGGCAGGGTCCTGTGCGGGGTCAATGGCGCTGGCTGAGAGCCCCACTTGTACACGCCGATAGGTCAGCAGCGAGATAGGCGACCAGACTGCATCGCCCTGGGCATAGTTGCCCGGCTCCCAGCGCTGCGCCCCGGCGACCAAGGCGGCGTTCTGTGCGCTAGTGGCCGAAGCTGCGGCGGCAGCCTGGGCGGCGTTCTTATTGGCTTCAACTGTCTGCAGTGCCTGGACTAGTTCCGCAAGAAAGGTCTTCAGCCAACCGGCCAGACCCGCTGTCCAGCTTCTGAAGCCGGAAAGCCAATTCAGGTAGACATCAGTCTTGACGTCGAATACATCCTGCGGGTCGGTTCGTCGGTTGGGTATCGACACTCCTTCATCCGGTGGATCAGGTGGTTGCGTGAAGTTCATCGTCTTCCAGTCCTTCAATGGTTAGGTTGCAATCGGAGAAGCCATGGGCCACCAGTACCTGGTCGAAGCCCGTGATGTAGCCATACGTGGTGAGCACGCTGTAGCCTCGCGCACCTATCCATACGACCGGCCTGGCGCGGTACGCCAAGATTTCGTTGCGCACGCGCTCGTACTGCGTGCCGTGAACGAGTACCTGCAGCTTCAGGCGATCGCTGTATGCGCCGGGCTCGGCTACCCAGCCCCCCCAGTCGTCGCGCTTCTTGAGGCTCCAGTCGTCAAAACTGATGGAGGGTCGCCACTGTGTGTTGCCCAGCCACACGGCACGACCGATGACTGCCTCCGCACAGCGCGCCTTGGCCCCACGGTTGCTGATGCGAATCGTGATGGTGGCCTGGGTGTATGCCGGCAGACCCGTAAGGGAGAACTTGTGTTCGCGAGCGATGGGGGCGAAGAAATAGTTCCAGTGGGAGTTGCCCGACGGCTTGAGCATGAGTTGCGCGCCACTGTCGAATACGTCGCCATCGACGGGATCGCGCATCAGCACTTGGACCGTGTGAGCCTGAATACCCAGCAGCTCGATATCCGTCACGATGCAACCTGGCTTGATCTGCACCTCAATCAGGTCGTCAGCCTCCGTGTAGGAACCCAGACTTGCATCGAACATGCGCAAGCGGTTTTCCACACCGCGCCGTTGCCATTTCCCTTCGGACGTTGCTGGAGCATTGCCCGTATTGCCTGCGACCAGGGATCGCCAAATGAGTCCTGTGACGTCAATGATCTCGTCACCCAGGGCATACGTCTTGTTGACCATCCAGGGCGCCAGTTCACTGGGTGCAACGTTTGTTGTCATATTGGAAAGCGTGACGGCGATGGGAGGCAGAAAGCCCATGCCTTTCGTGAATGCGCCATTCGTGCTCATGCTGCGACCCTCCGCTTGATACCCAACGCATCGGCCTTGCGTGCCAAGCCCTCCATGCTGTGCAACAGCACAATTTGCTGACGGCCTATGTCAAAGATCAACTGATGCAATGCCTGGATCTGCCTGGATGTTTCACCGCCCCCCATTCCGGCGAACAGTTGCTGGGTTCTCTGTGCGCTGTAGATGCGCGATGGGCCGGTGAATTCCAGCTCAGGCCCCAATTCGCCGACCATGCGCACGCCTCCGGCGTGATCGCCACCTCGCGCGAATCGGGGGATTCCCATCTGGTCTAGAACAGCATTCACGTCGCCCAGCGCATAGCCTCCCAGATTCGCGATATCTTTTGCCGTCCCGCCAGCCGCCTTGATATCTCGCACCAAGCCTGCGACATCCCCAGTCCCCTCGTACCTGCGATAGGTCTCAGCGATGCGCTTTGCCCGATCAGCGCCTGAACCATCTCCACCGCCAGGGCCGAAGCCGCTTTCGCTCTTGCCGTCAGCCCCGTCCAGATCGCCTGCGCTGCCATGGCCTACACTCTCCTTGAGCAGTGCCGCGCGGAATTCCGCCCATGCGAGATCGGACGACAGCAGCCGCGTGTCGATGCCACGCGCTATGTCCAGCGCCTCCTTCTCGGTCTTGAGCAGCCGGTCCAACGCATCGACCTGGCTTTTTTCCTGCTCCAGAATCAATTCATCGGCAGACAGCTGCTCGCCCGCCGCGTCATGCAGCACTTCGAGCTTGTTGGCCAGGATCAACTGCGCGGCCTCATAGTCCAGGCGCGAGCGGAAGTTGCCCGAGGAAATACCGCCGCGCGCAGCCGAGACGGCCTCGCCGATGTCAGCCGATTCGGGCAGATAGCCCGTGCGCCGGTACGCAGCCAGTGCCTGGTCAATGACCTCGTTGGCTCTGGCCAAGGCCATGGCCTGGGTGCTCTCGATCTGGCCGCGCAGTTCGACGACATGCCCGCGCAAGGTGTCCATGAGGGCGCGCTCGGTATCCACGCGCTCCTGCGCGACATCGATGCGTGCCTGTATGGCCGAGCGCTCCGCATCGACGGAACGCTGCAGCAGGCTCCACGCCGCATCCGTATCGGCCTCGTTCTTCTTCTTCGCCTCCTGCGCTTGCTCCTCCTGCTTGCGCTTGGCTTCCTCGGCCTGTTTGGCCGAAGCCGCCGCAGCATCCTCGGATGTCTTGGTAACGGCCTTGAACGTGTCGTTGAGCTTGAGCAGCTCGGCAGCGGTCTCGGCCGAAGACTTGCCGGTGCCGCCGATATTGCCGATCAGCTTGTCCATACCGGCAGTGAAGTCGGCCAGCGACGTGCTGGTGTTCGCCAGGTTCTCGAGATCGGCCGCGAGTTTTCCGATATCGCCAGAACCTTCTTCCAGGGTGGTGCTGGCCCAGTCCTTGAAGGCGCCAGTCTTGGCCATGTCCTTGAGGCCTTGCGTGCCCTGGACCTTCGAGATGGCGTCCTTCAATACCTTGGCATTCGCCTCCTCGGAGTTGGCTGCCTTGAGCTTGTCCTCCACCAGCGTGCGGAACCGGGCCTGGGCGTCATCGGCGTCCAGGTCGATGTCCACGCCCAGGTCCTTGAGCTTGCTGCCCATCTCGCGCTTGGCGATGGTCTTGCGCTCATCCTCGCTGTAGAAGTTCTGGTAGAAGCTGCCCGCGTTGGCATTCAGCGCCTCGATGCCGCCCGAGGCCTTGATCAGGGACTCGAAGGCCAGGTCGGTCAGGTCGGCAAAGCCCGTGATCTTCTTGCCCAGTTCCTCGAAGGAGCGGCCGATCAGGTCAATGGTCTGGAAGGCTGCCTGCAGAGCCTCGACATTGGGTGCTTCGCCCAGCGAGTCCAGCGTGGTGCGCATCCAGCTGGGCAGGTCCGCCTTCTTGAGTTCGGACACCAGCAGGGAACCGGTCTGGCCCAGGAAGGCCTTGTAGGCCTCTTCCGGGTTGTTGCCCAGCGAGCGGTTCTCGAAGCCGGCCAGGATCATGCCGGTCGTCTTGTCGATGATCTTGGCGTAGCCGTAGGCGTCCTCGTCGGTGTACTTTCCGTTGGCGGCAAAGCCGCCCACCAAGTCGATGTCGCGCACTCCGCCCGTGGCGTACTTGCCCAGGGATCCGTAGACCAGGGCCAGTCCGTCCAGACTGGTCTTGAGCTGCTTTTCGATGCCATCGCTGTGGCGGCGTGTCAGATCGTCGTACCAGTCGCCTGCCGCGCGGCCAAACAGCTGCTCGGCCGCCTTGTCATTGCCAATGCCGGCCGTGCTGTAGGCCGCGCCGCCATGGTTGGCGCCGCGGGAGCCGAAGGCCTTGTCGAGCGCTCCACCGAGGAAGCTGCCGATCATCGAGCCGATGCCCGGAAGAATCCAGGTTCCCACCGCCTGACCCACAGCGGCTCCGTACTGTCCTTGGGACAGGCTGTACAGGCTTCCCAGGTAACCGGCAGCAGAGCCAATCCCTCCCTGGAAACCGGGAATGTCTTTCAGCCAGGTGTCGAACCGGCCCACGGTCTTGCCCAGGTCCTGCAGTGCTTCACCGGCCATGTTCCAGCCATTGGACATGAGCTTGAGTGCGGATTCATTCAGGTACTTCTGCGCCGAGGTGCCCCAGGTGGACCAGTCCGTCAATCCACCGCCCAGGCCCGTGCCCTGCGCATCACCAGCGCCCGCTGTTCCCGGAGCACCGCCTTGACCGAGGAAGTTGCCGACGAACCCCCTGAGCTGAGCGAAGACAGGCACGAGAAACGGCCGCGCAAACGCCTTGTACATCTCATCGGCCACAGAGGCCTTGAACGTCGCACTCAGGCTCTTGGTGAAGGTACGCCAGCCTTCGGTGCCGTTGGCCAGCATGTCCGTGAAGCCCTTGCGGAACATCTCGTCCATCTGGTCGACCGATTTCTGGGTCTCCTGCATGCGGACACGTTCGGCAACATTGGCCTTGGCTTGGTTGGCTGCGGCCGTGGCGTCGTCCTTGAGTTTCTGGGCGCCAGCCGCATCATCCGGATTCTTGGCCGAGATGTCTTCGAGCTTTTTCTTGAGCTCGATCGCGACCTGGTATTGCTCCAGCGCGATCTTGCGGTCGCGTTCCGACATGGCTGCCAGAGACTGCTCGAACTGCACCGCCTCACTGGCCGCCTTCACGCTTTTGGTGTACTCGTCCACCTTGCTGGCAGACTCGTTGTAGCCCTTGACCCGGGCGAGTTCGCGCGTGGCCTCGGCCTCTTTGCCAACGGCCTCGGCGACCTCCCTGGAGCAGCGGACACTCTCTTGCCCGGCCGCGTTGTCTTCCATCTCCGCGATGGTCTTCTCGACCTGCTCCTGGCGCAGTTGTCCCAACGCCTCACCGGTCAGGCCAATCGCGCGCGTTTCCTGCCGGGCGAGTTCCAGGTTCTTTTCGGCCAGTCCGGCCTTGGTCTGGTGCTCCTTGACGAGTTGCGCCACCTCCTGCTGCCTTTTCTGCAGTTCCTGATCGCGCTTGAGCTCCTCATCGTCCTGCTGCGTTCTGGCTGGCACGGCCGGTGGCGCGTAGCTGACGGTGCGGGGTACCGCAGGCGGCTCTTTCTTCTGCGCAGGCGCGTCAGTTTTCTTGCTTTGCTCCTGCGGCTGTGGCTGTCCCACCAGCGGCGGATTGATGAACCCGCGGCCGCCGCCTGCATTGCGCTGACCCTGTGCCGCCATCAATTCGCGCTGCACCTGCTGCAATTTTTCGACCAGGCGCTGGGCATCGTCATGGGCCGTGCGCACCCATACATTGCGCGATGTCGCTGCCCCCTTGGCCTGCAGCATCTCCAGTTCAGCCCTGGCGCGCGGAAGCTCCTTGGCCAGATAGGCTGCCTTTTCCGCATTCGACTGGAAGGCCGTGCTGATGTATTGCAAGCCCACCGCGCGCCCGGCGATGTTGCCCAGGCCGCTGCTGATCTGGCCCAGGAAGCCCGACCCGTTGTCACGCGCCCGCGACATGGACTCCGAAAAGGCGTTCATGTCGTTGGCCGCTGCATTCATGCCAAAGGAGATCATCTGGCTGATGCCGGAATCTCCCACGGCGGACTTGAGCTTGTCCCAGGCGTTGGCCATGCGTTGGGTGCCGGCATCCAGCCTGTCCGCCGCCTTGTCCGTCCCCTCTCCCAGGGAGCTTTGCAGCGCCTGCGAGAAACGGGGCAGAAAGTCCTGCGTCACGACCTCGCCGGTCTGCAGCATCTGGGAGAACCGCTCCTGTGTCACACCCAGGGCCTGAGCGCCGACCAGCGCCGCCTCCGGGATATGTCCCAGTTTCTCGCTGAAGTCCGACGCGCCTATCGTCCCCTTGCCCATCAGGTCGAGTACGGCTGCCAACGAGGCATTGCCCTGCTCCACGGAAAGGCCCATGGCCGCGTTGGCCGAGGCAATCCCCGTGAAGATGGCCTGCACCTGCGCGCCCTCCAGCGCCGTACCTCGCGCCTTGGTGGCGAAGTCGGCGTAGGCCTGGCCGGTGGCATTGAGCTGCAGGCCCAGCCGATCGGCCAGGGCCGTGACATAGGCCAGTTCCTGCGCGCCCTTGCCGCCGGTGGCAAGGTCCAGCCGTGTACGCAAATTCTCTGTCTGGGCACTGGCCGTGTAGAGCGCCTCTCCCACCTTGGCCGCCGAACCCGCCACTTCCAGCATGGCATTGGCGCGGCCTGCAATCTTGCCCATGGAAGTAGACAGGCTCTCGATATCGACGCTGGCACGCGCCGACACAAGCGCCGTGTCCGTTGAGGCACCTGCGAACTGCGACATGCCGGCATACGCCTGCTGCAGCTTGCCGTGGAGTTTGTCGAGCTCCTGGGAGAACTGGGCATTCTGCGCACGCAGCTCGCTCAGGCTGGGCGTCTGGGCGATGCCTATGCTTTTGACCGCTGTACTCATGCTGATCTCTGTTCGGTATGCTTGACCGCTTGTGTTTGTCTTGAAAGGCCGGAGCCGAGGCCCCTATGCCTCAGCCCCGGTTGAGCTGGCGCAGCGCCTGCGCCTCCAGTACCTGCAATTGCGCGAAGACCTCGCCGCGCTGCGCGGCGGGCACCGCGTAGCGGCGCATCACGATCTCGGCCCCGGCGTAGTCCAGCCCGTCCCAGTGCCACTGGCCCCAGGGCGTGGCCGTCCTACGCCATTGGGTGGAGCAGCCGAGGTACACGCTCCAGGCCATCGCATGCTCCGGCCACAGTTCGTAGTCCTCGGGGTGCTGCCGTTGCAGATCGCCGGGCACCATCCGGTCGGGGTCGATCCCCATCTGCGCGCACTGGGTGCGCAGCTCGTCGTCTACGAGATAGCGGTCTGCGCCGTCGAGGCCGAGGTGATGCCGGACAGCGCCACGGAGTTTTTTGTGGCGGCATCCCGCTGGTGCACGTTGAGTCCGTCGAACCAGGCCACGGCCATGGCCTGCTCCAGTCCCGGGTAGGCCTCCTCGGCCGCCAGGCGCTCGTCGCGGCTGTAGGGCACGGGTGTTCCTTCGTCGCCCAGCATCCCCTCCCAGCCCACAACCACTTCGTCGAGCAGTTCAGGGATGGTCATGCGCCGTACCTCCTGCGAGCCATCGGGCTGCGTGGCGGGCTTGCCGACGACGATGAGTTCATTGATCTCGTCGCGCCGCGCCTTGCCCAGGCGCTTGAACACGACGGCAAAGTGATGGGCTCCGAACCTGCCCTCATCGACGGGCAGGTACAGCGTTGCGGGAACGGAGATGGTGGGCTTGAGCCCGGAAATCTTGACGGCCATGGTGATCCTTGGATGTGTAGTTGTCAGGCAGGGAGGTGAGGCGTCAGATCTCGATGGACCATTCGTCGTTGCCCGCGTCGGAGGGAATGAACGACAGGGGGATCGTGATCATCTGCACGCCATCGCTGTCGCTGTAGGTCGGCTTGCCGATCTGGGCGCGCGCGCTCTTGAAACTGACGGTGTTGGTGGCGCCGGGGCCATGCTTGAGCGTGACGGGCACGATGGCGCTGGCGCGCGCCAGGCCGATCCAGTCCTTGGTGGCCACGCTGGTGTTCTCGAAGGTGACGCTGCCCGTGGACTTTCGGTCCGTGATTTCCACGGTGTCCACGTTCATCAGGTCGCGCTTGACCACCTGGTTGCCGCACTTGAAGCTGAAGGCGCTGCAGGCCACCGCCAGGCCGTCGAGGGTCAGTTGGGTGTTGGTCTTGTTGACGCCCAGGGGAGCGACGAAGTCGCTGTAGTCCACTGCCGGCAGGGCCTCATCCACGGCGGGGACGAAGGAGCCCGTGAACTCGAACTTCCACTTGGGAATGGCCTTGGCATCGGTGCTGAACTCCACCTCGCCGCGTGCGCCATGCATCTTGTAGAGGGTGCCGTCCACGTTGCCGTAGATGGTCACGCTCTGGATGCCGTCGGTCACGGGAGAGAAGACTGTCTTCACGCCAGTCTCGGTGCTGGCGCTGGCGGCACACGCACGCAACAGGTCGGTCACGCCGGGACGCTCGCCCGCTGCGGCCACACCCGCGAATTCCACGGAGAACGCCACCTTCTGGTATTCGGTGACCAGGGTGCTGCCGCTGGAGCCGAAGAAGGGACGGATGTTGTTGCGCTCGACCACGTCGCCCTCGATGGGGGTGAGGGTCACGTCGCTGACCAGCATGGCATTGGCCGCCAGCGGTACGACGGCCGTGCCGACAACGGTTTCAACCAGGGCCAGGAGGGCCATCTTGCGCATGATCTTTGCTGCCATTTGGAAAATCCTTTGAAGAGATGAGGAAAGGTTTCGCGGCCTTGGGCGCCGTTCTCCAGCGCCGCGGACCACAGGGGTTGCGGGAAAGTTGCGAGGTGTCCGGTCTAGGCCCGGTTCGGTGGTGTGCAGGTCACAGGTAGCTCCAGGTTCTGAGTTGCAGGACAACGGAGTGGCAACGCACTCCCGCGAAATCCACCGGCTCGGCACGCATGACCTGCACGCCATCGGTGCTGTCGTCGCTGCCTGCCAGGGGACCGGGCTGGCACACGCCACCCAGGGTCGGATCGGCTCGCACCAGGGCGCGGAACTGCTCGACCAGGTCGTCCAGCAGCAACTCGCTGGCCTGGGCGTCGGCGATGGCCAGGTAGCCATGCAGCGTCCATTGGTGCACGCTTACCGTGCGGGCCGTGCTGCTGCCGTGCTCGACCGTGCTGCTTCTGCGCAGCCACCAGCCGCGGACATGGGCCGTGCCTGCTGCAGGCGGCGTATACGTGAACAGGGCGGCCAGCTCGGCATCGCTGGCGGCATGGCGTTCGCGGTCCTGTACAACGCCGATCTGCGGCACCGAGGCCAGGACGGACACGATGGCGTTGCGATGCTGGGCCAGTGCATTCATGGGCGCAGCACCGGAAAGGCCGCTGCCACGCTCGCCGCAGCCTCGGCCACGATGGGCCGCAGATGAGCGGCAAAGAGCAGGAACAGTTGTGCGATGGCGTACATGGGTCACTCCGTTGGGGGACGCAGAAAAAGATGCGTCGTTGCGATGGAGTGACTGTGCCGAGGTAGGCAAAAATGAATAAGGCCTGCATATGCAGGCCCGGTTTCAGCGTCCACAGGCGCGCGCCTTCTCAGGCGCAGCGGACCTGGATGCCAGGCACATGTGCCTTGGCCCGGCACATCCCAACGGCCAGGCAAGCGCAAACGTCCTGCCGCTCGGGTAGGCACGGACGCACGAAAGAGGAGGACGAGAAAGGCCGAGAGAAGACGGAAACGCCCAGGTCGCCTCAGGCCTGCGGCAAAGTCTCTGGAGCGGTGCCGAGCGGCACGGCCCGGGGGCTAGAGTTCTCCGCCGTGCCAGAGAACCCGGCCGCAGATGCGCAGCCGGTTGGCCGCTTCGCCTTCCAGAACCTGGGGCGGATAAGCGGGGTTGTAGCTGACGATGCGCACACCGCCCGTGCTGAAGTCGCGCTCCAGCAGCTTGACGTAGTTCTCACCCTCCAGCTCGATCACATAAACACCATCCTGGGTCAGCGTATCGACCGAGGTGTTGACCAGCAGGATGTCGCCGTCGTTGATGCGGTCCGCCATGGATCTTCCACGGGCACGCACGATCTTGGCGTTGTGTCTGCCCAGCCCCTTGGACTGCAGCCAGGACGAACGGAAGGCGAAGCGGCCTATCACCTCGTCAGGGCCGTTGACGGCCCCATGCCCTGCGCTGACGTGCGCATCGAGCATCTCGATCTGCGTGAACTCGTCTTCGGCCGCCCCACCATGCCGAGCGACAGGCTTCGCCGCGCCCGTGCCGTTGAAATACTCCAGCGGCCGGCCCGCTCGCTGCGAGGCCCGCAGCAGTTGCCGTGCTGGCACTTCCCCGCGCTTGCGCCATGTCCGCACCGTTTCAGGCTGAACCTCCATGCCGGCCATCCAGTCGGGTCCCAAGGCTTCAGCCATGCGCGCCAGTACCTCATCAACGTTGGATGTAAGCGCATCAGTCACAGGTTTTGCAGGCATGGCGAATCTTGACAGTGGTTCGTTATGGACCAAGAATATGGTTCAAATTGAACCGTTTCCTTTTGAACCAAGAGCGTACAGCCAAAATGCATTCCGAACACCATCCGGCACCTGTCTTCCAGGGCTTTCGGCCTGCTGCCCTGCCCCCCACCATCGGCATACCCACGCCCGCAGCAGCTGCCATTGACCCGCGCCATGGCACTTGCAGTGATCTGCTCCCGCCCCTGCTGCAGGACTTCGAGCGCCTGATCGGACTGCAGCCCACGATGGCCTTGGTGCAGCGCTGGGGTGGGCTGCGCATCTACGTTCCCACGCCGGACAAGGTCACACCCGAGCATCCCTATGCGGCCACCATAGGCGTAAAAGCCTTGCTCCAGCTCGCCCGTGAGTATGGAGGCCTGCCCCACTTCCAGCTGCCCAGGGCAGCGCGCGCACTGCAGGCACTACGCAACCAGCGTATCGCCGCAGACTACGCCACGGACAAGACGGCCCGGCAACTGGCTGCCGAGCATGGGATTACGGAAGGCCAGGTGGGGCGCATCGTTGCGGCGCTGGGCGTGACAGCACCGGCCAGGCGACGGCGCAATCTTGCCGGCTGA